CCCTGCGGATATACTTTTTCAGGATGGCAGCTTCGCCGTCCAGCTCCTTCGCCACGTCAGCCACACCAGCCTTCAGCTTCTCACCTTTATATAATAGGTAGCCTCCTACGAAGGAGAGTGCATCAAGCACACTGATGTTGATGTGCTTGTGGCCAACCTCTCCCTTTCCTGAATATCGGTTGGATATCGCAGATAGGAAGGCTGAAAAGATGGCATCTGCAGTGGTTGTACCCCACTCTTCCGAGTGAGGATCCTGAACCGGGAACAAGACCCCTCCACCCAGCTGCTGGCGCGGGAACTCAACTAAGCGAGGGGCGATAGTAAAATTTCCGATATCAGGCAGATGGATATCCATCTGCTTAAGGCTCTCCCCGCTTGCTCTCGAGAGATTCAGGTAAGGACGGGCATCGGAATATTTGTAGGTGAAGGTATAGTTGGATGGCAGTTCCTTCGCCTCATAGTTCACGTCACTCTCGGTGACGGTAATCTTCCGCCAGCTGTTGCGATGATATACATACTTGCCCAGACTCGGGAAAAAGTCGAGCAGCCACAGGCGCTCCTTACCGTCCAGATAGCCGGTGTTCTTCTTGAACTTCCTGGTGGTATCTACACGGTATTCCTCCGAGTCATCCTCGATCTCTGCCACGTTGTGGGTATGTTCTGCAGTATTCTCGCTGTTGCCGTAAGCCCTGAAGCAGTCCACTCCTCCCAGCGAATTCTCAAAGAGGAACCATTCCTCCTCCTCGCTCTTCATGTCGCTGGCATAGTAGCGCTGCACATAGGTAAGCCGGTCGCCGCCTTCCTTCTCCACCCAGATGTCATAATAGGATGGAGTCTTTTGATTGAGAGCCTTGGCGATGATGGCATACTGCACCGGGATGGTATAGACGCAGCCCTCGGTAAGATGGGCAAGCGTGATTTCCGATTCCGTATATCCCGTGCCGTTCCAGAGATACGCCTTGCACTTCACCGCACAGGCTTCTGCAGCATAATAGGTCAGGAACTCCGGCGAATAATACGTCACAGCCTTCACCTGCGGCTGCCAGGTGAGGAAATTGTTTTTCAGAAAATTCTCGGCAGAATCGGCGAGCTTATCCACTCCGGCTCTGATTACCGAGAAGGAGAATTCCTTCTTGTTTCCGGCATCCCCCACCTCGTAGATCTCTACCGAGAATGCCTTCATGATGTTCTCCTGGACATACGGAGTGCTGTCATCCTGCAGCTCAAAAGCCAGCAGCGGAAGGATGATGTCTTTCACATCTACCGTGATGCGGTGCTCATCGTTCGGCGTATAGGTGTGCTGAACGATGTTCGTGCTTGAGCCTTGGTACCGAAGTGCAAAGACCACGTCTGTCTTCGAGTCGTTGTATATCTCGAAGGCATTCATGGAGCCTACCAGGCTCAGGGCATCTGGATATAATAAAACCTGTATCATCTTAATGTTGGGTTGATTATTTATAACGCAAAATTAAGATAATACAGGTAACTTGCAAAGGACTCCCGCGTCCTAGATTTTCTCGCATTCCAGCCATGTCGTGGTGCAGTGGTACACCCATTTGGAGTGACGGAACATCGTCGCATGTCGGGTCTTCTGGCTCACAAACGTCTTCTGCAGACCATATTTCTGCCCCACATATTCGGCTGAAGGAAGAGGAGGATAGATAATCTTGAAGGTGCGGTCCTTGTCGTCTCCCGAATTCTCGTATTCGCTGCCCGACACCTCCACCGTCTCTTCATGGCCAACCCATCTGTAACCGCAGCTCAAGGCTGGCATCACGTCTATCATCCGCGAAGCTTCATGTATAGGGGTAGTGAGGGCGATGGTCCTGAGCTCGCTTTCCGTAGGTTCACTCTTCCCTCCGAGGGTAAACTTCAGCTTATTGAAGAAGAAGCTCACTCCCCTGATCACCACCTTGGCATAGGAAGGCAGGTTCTGCTTCTGCGACTGGGTGAGCATCAGCTTCACCTTGAGTTCCTGGAGTGAATTCCTCAAGAGGAGGTCATACTGGCGGTAGAATTTCTCGAAGATGCCGTCGTCACCGTTATACACCAGGGCATAATCGAATATCTTGCGGTAGAGGGACTCCTCTGAAGCATGAGATGGCGGACCGAAGCGGTTGTCATATTCATAGTGGATATCGTATGCCGTGACGGTTCCGCAAGGCATCCCGTCGGTCGATACATACGGGAAGGCAAGCATCACCGGGGTAGTCACCGCTTCCTCGCTGCTCTCCGAATTGTCCTCGGTGGCAACCTTCATCGATGAGTTGAGCGTGGCATAGCTGCCTATGTAGAGAAATCTGCCCATCTCGCGGCTGATGGTATCATCATCTGCCGACTGGCGGTACTTCAGCGTTCTCGTCTCCGGTATCATCTCGGGTATCTCGATATCCTGGGTGTCGGTATCTTCCTCGCCGGTATCATAGCTCTGTGAGCCCTCGCCTATCTTCGACTTCACATGATAGTTGCCCGAATATCCGTCCTTGTAGAAACAGCCGTCCACCTTGTCGAAGTAGGCACCGGTGTTCTTCGCCAGCATATCCTTCAGGTCGTCGTAGCTGTCCTCGGCATCACTGTCTGCCTGGTGCTTCGCCCGAAGCACCACCCGCTTGTAGTCGGATGCCGTCTTATAGGATAAGGTTGGCTCCTCGGTCATCTGGCGGGTGAGATCTGCTGCAGGAGCACTCTCCACCGCATCCTTCAGGAAGATGATGCTCGCCTGGTGAGTTCCCTCGTCAGAGACGAACTCGCACAGAAACTTTTTCCGAAAAACAGAGAGGAAATCGGAGACGGAAACGTCCGGCAGAAGGTCCTCGATGCGGATATGCCCGTTCACCATCACATCTATCACATTGTTCACCAGCACCATCTTGGTGAACGGATCGGTCTGGGTGAAGAAGTTCTCCTGCAGGTCGTAGCCGAAATGCTTGAACACCCGCTTCAGTACATAGTTGGCACGGATGAACGGAGAGATGTAGTAGCCCCGTGTCAGGCTCACCGGTATCTCGTTTACATATTCCGTGCGGTTGAATTCGCCCTGAAACCGGTTCGACTTTCCGGCACACGTCACGAAATCGTAGGCATCAGGAGCCGCCACATACTCGTAGCCTCCGGTGTTCTTGAACCTCCAGTACTTGGCATCCGGCAGCTTCTGCTGGTTGCCCCATCCATTCAGGATCTTGTAGTCGTAGCCGGTATCCTTGCCAGAGTCGTCGGTGAGCAGCACAGGGAAGATATCGTAGTTCTCGTTCTTTCCGCCGATGAGCGACCGGCAGAAACTGATGCACTCATCGAGGGTGCTGCACCCCGGTATCATCTCGTCCTTGAAGATGCTCTTCAGCTTCACGTTCTGTATCTTTGAGTAGAAGGATCCGTCGTTGATGTAGAAGGAGGAGGAGATGTTGCCCTTGTGCTGTGCCGAGAGCACAATCTGCCTGCACTGGGCAAAATATTCCCCATCCTCGATGCTCACGTTGGCAGCCACCATCTTCTCCCGCAGACCGAAGGTGTCGGGATATCCCAGTATCATGCGGTTGTAGTCGCTTGCCGGTATATCCAGCGGGGTCGTCGTCTCCCCATAGTCGTTGAAGAACGGATTGGTCCGTTCCACCTCCAGCTTGGCGCCTTCGCCAAGCTGGTAGGTTTTTCCCTTATCCAGATTCGTTATTTTCATAGATCATCATTTATTTTTTGGCAAATTTCCTCGCCTGGTTTCTCAGTTCCTGCTTGGCATCAAGCTCCGTGAGCGAGATATGGGAGTGGATACCGTTGTCGCGAAGCTCCCTGAGCAGTGCCAGGAGCTCGTCATTACTGCGTCCCGACGTAGCAATTCCCGCGTCGCGATGTGGGAATTCCTGCGTCGCGACGTAGGAATCAGCCCCACTAAGACTTGGTACGGAGCGGGTACGGAGAGGGTACGGAGCAGGTCCCTGCTCGATATTGCCACCCAAAACCCTGCCCTGCATGGCCATCAGATACTTGCCCATATCGAAGGTTCGTATCTGTCCGGCTCGCTGGGCTGCATCCATCAGATGGATGAGCGGGGCGATGGTAGGATTTTCCAGGGCTGCATTCGATGCCACCCACTCCTTGCTTCTGCCCTTGGGACCCTCTCCCACGATGACGGTAGGATGGTCGATATACCCTCGCTTGCCGGGTGAGTATTCGGCATTGAAGTGCTTGCCGTCCTGTTCCCGCTCCACGTCGATGCGTCCGCCGCTCTCCCTTCCGCTGGCTATGCGGCTGCCTGCTGAAGAGGTTCCGCTAGCTGATCCGTTGAGGGTCATACGCTTCACCTTCTGGCGCTCGGCATTCGCCACCGCCAACTGGGCTGCACCCGTCACACCCATCAGGGCAGCTGCCACAGATCCGGCTATCGGACCCATCTCGCTGTATGCCTTCATGATGGAGGTGGCAGTATTCGAGATGATCTGAGCTGCCTGCATGGCGAAGTTCACGTCGGCATACTTCTTCTGTATCTTCAGCTTCTCGTTGGCTTTCTTCTTTTCCAGCTTCTCCTGGAGTGCGGTGTTACCCTCGGCTGCCTTGATTTCGGCATCATACTTGGCATCCACGTTCGCCATCTCGGCATTCTGCAGCGCACCCACGGCGTTACTGAAGAGCTCGGTGTAGTACTGAGCCTGCTTCATGAAGGATTCCTTCTTCATCTGCTGTACTTTCTTCTCGTACTCCTCCTGGGTGATATACTGGTTATCGAGTGCCTGCTGAAGCTGCTCCAGCTGCTGGTCGTACTCGCTCTGCTTGTCGAAGCCGAGAGCCTGCCTTGCCTGCTTCTCCTTGTCAGCCTGCTGGGCAAGCTGCTCGGAGTGCTTGGCAGTGTATTCGGCATCTATCTGCGCCTGGGCATCCTTGTATGCCTTCTCTACCTGCACGGTGTCCTCTCCGTTCTGCTTGGCGAGGTCGAGGGCTGCCTGGTAATATCCCTTCAGTATCTCCAGTTTCTGGTCGCGTTGCTGCTCCAGGGTCAGTTCCTGCTGCGTCTCCCCTTGCTCCATCACCTTTGCCAGGGCATCCTGATAAGCCTGCTCGGCTGCCACCTGCTGGTCGAAATGCGCCTGTTCTGCCTTGCGCTGGTTGTCCAGCTGTTTATCCTGGAGTGATTTCTTCTTCTCGGCATCCTTGATGCCAATGTTCTTCGACTGCTCGCTGTAGGAGGTCTCGATGGCGAGGATGTTGGCAGTATGCTGAGTCTTCAGCGCCTGCATGGCGAGGTCGTACTTCTCCTGAGACACCTGCTTCTGGGCGAGAGCCATGTTCCAGTTGTTCACGTCCTGCTGATAGTCCTGGTTGGCAGCATCGATATCAGCCTGTCGGTTTTCAGAAAACTTCTTCGATGCGATATCGTCGGGGTTAGGCTTGGAGGTGGTATTTGTGGTTCCGGCATGGCCACCTGCTCCAGCATGATTGCCCGTTCCGCCACCGCCGCCACCGCCGTTTCCTCTGGCTTTTTTAGGAGTCACGATACCGAGATTCGCAATCTTGGAGTTCAGCTCGTCTATCTTTCCGTTTACGCGGTCTATCTGCTGCTCGGTATTGTAGACCGCCTTCGCGGCATTCGTTTCCGTATCCGTGCCGAAGAATTTAGAGACACCTCTCATAAAACTGTTCTGTGGATGAAGGATGTTGTCTGTCTTTACATCATGATAGGCCTTATCCTGCTCGTCTCTCTTGTCCTCCAGGTCGTCTCTCCGCTTGTACAGGTCCACCAGTTTGTCCTTGTATGCCTTCAACTTGATTTCCTTCTCCAGAGAAACGAGATAGTCATCAATGGCACTCTTGTTGTCCCTTGTCAGTCTGCCCTCTTCAGAGAGCAGGCCATTATAACCAGGAATAATCTTCTTGAGTTCATTGAGAGCCTCCTTGCGGCGGTCCATGGAGATCTTCTCGTTGCGCATGGTTTCGTTGAGCTGCTTCACCTTGGCGGTCTGCTCATTCACCTGGGCGTTCAGGTCTCGCTCCATGGTTTCCAGTTCCTTGGCCGAAGCTGCTGCCTCTTTCTGCTTTTTGTGCATATCCCATAACTTCAGGGAGAGAACCGTCACTCCTGCAGCTATCAGCCCGAAGACGCTTGCCTTCATCGTTGCATTCATGGCGGTCCAGGCATTCTTGGCAAGCGTCACCCTGCCCGTGAGCAGGTAGAAGCCTGCCTGCAGCAGCTTCAGGAGTCCGGTTCCGGTAGCGCATATCACGTTCCATGCCTGCTGGGCTGCGGCAGCACCCTTGGTCACGACGATATTCGTCTTGATGGCGTTGCTGGTGGCGATTGCTACAACCGTGAAGGCTGCAAGCAGGATGCCCAGCGTCTTCACCACGCCCTGATGCTTCACGCACCAGGAGATGAGGTCGATGGTATGCAGCTGCATGTCTGCATAGGCATCATCCCATTGTTCCTTGAGGGGAAGGATTTCGTCTCCCAGAGCCTTCTGGGCATTCTGCAGTTCTACTGTTTTCTGTGCTGCCCTGTCGGCTGCACTGATATAGGTCTCTCCTGCCTCGGCAAGCTGGGTATCCACAATCTCTGCCACAGCCTTCATGAAGTCGCCCGTCTCCTTGGTTTTCTCTGAGATTTCTGCTGCAGAAATGCCCAGGTTATCGAGAATCAATGGAGACTTGCGGCCCAGACCGGTCACGATGCTGTTGGTCATGTAATCTACCGACTGACCCGTCTGCTGAGCCTTCAGCTGGGCAAACTCCAGATACTTGCCCAGATCTTCCAGCGGAATGCGGAAATCGTTAGCCTGCACGGCAGCCGTCATCAGCTGTACGTCATTTACGGTACCCTTGGTTGCCTTGCGGAGGTTGTCAAGCAACCCTTCCTGGTTCAAGCCATTGAATGCCTTGGTCACACCGTCGGCCTGCTCTGCCATCTCGAGACCGCCATTGATGAGCTCTGCGATGGAATCCTTGAATTCCCTCGCTTTTTCTCCAAAGAGCTCTGCGCCCTTGGTCAGCAGATTGCCCAGAAGCACACCATTCACGGTATCATCAGATGCAAGTTCTCCGAGACTCCTGGCATTCTGCTTCAGTTCTGAGATACGGGAATTCACGTCCATCAGGCGCTGTTCCAGCACACCATAAGCCTCCGGATTGAGTGACTTCACGGTATTGTCCATCTCCTTCTGCAGGCTTTTCTGCTGTTTTTTCAGCTGCACCATACTCATATCCAGGATATTGATCTGGCTGGTCTGCTCGCTTATCCTGGATGTAAGGGAGCGGATCTCCTTGCTGGTTTCGGAGTACTGCTTCTTCAGGTTCCTGTAGGCTTCCGACTCTTTTCTTCCGGCTGCCTCTAGACTGATCATCTGGCTGAGTCGTGCCTTATTCTCTGAGCGCAGCTTCTTGCTCTGCTGCTCCAGGGTGTAGATGGCTTTCTGCGCATCGGCAGTCTTCACATCTACGGTATATCGGATTTCGTCTTCCGTTAAATGTTTGTTGGCCATAACTTATGATTTTTGTGGGTTAAGTGATTTTTCCAGTTCCTGACGGATGCTGTTCCGTACTTCATCGTTGAAGCCGTAGCGGAGCTTAGGGAACGTTTCGTGATACAATACGCCCCAGACTACGCGGTTATAGAGTGCCAGGTTCCTGCGCTTGAACTTGCTGATGCGGTCGTTGCGCTGGCGGTACTGCATATCCAGGAAACGGAGATAAGGAAGGATGCGCACGAAGATGGTGCGGTTCTCGCCCGAGATCTGACTGTCGAACGAGTGGGCGGAGAGCATGGTGAGCAATCTGCCGGTACGGCGCTGATAATGATTGCGTACCACGTTCTCCTGGGTGGAGTATATCTTCAGGATACCTTCCTGAAGAGTCTCGTGAACGAATTTCTTTTTAACAAGACTGTCTGTTACCATATTCTTTGTACATTACTAATTAGCAATGCAAATATAGTAACAGACAGACAAAGGGCAAAGGACTGCCACCTATCTCTTGAGGATGCAGATCCGATATAGAGGATACCCTATCAAGGGTGTAAGAATGGTGCAGAACAGAAGGTAGAGTACCCAGTAGGCGGGAACCCTACTCTTAACCAGGAAAGGCATCAGTACTACCGCTATAATGGCGGAATAGCCTTGAATATATGTTATCAGTCCCATAATCTCGATATTTTAATGCGTTAATAATTCTCCGGGTGCAAAGATACACCGCTTTTTCTGAAAAACCAAATTTATGACTAAGAAAAAAGATGGCTACCCTCACGGGCAACCACCTTCGGCAAAATTTCACAATTTATTACTAAAGCTTGTTTTATGTAACAAATAACCAAAAAAAAAATCTTATTTCTCGTGAGACTGTGTGAAGGCCTCATAGTCCTCCTTACTAATCTCGAAGCAGACTGTGATGTGAGCATTCACATAATCGATATCCTCTGCACGTTCGGAATTCTCGTAAAATGCACGCTGATGGGAAAGAGCATCCACCAACGGGAACTTGTCTCCATCCGTCTTTACTACGAAATCTTTCTTATAAACTACATTACCATCCTTACGAGGAACAGAAGCCTCTGCATAGAAGTACTTGCGTGGCTTCTCGCCTGTGAGCAGCTCCGTAAGCTTCCCGTGCATCTCCTTCAGCTGGTCATCGGTAATGCCCGAGATATACATGCCGTTCATGCTGAGCATGTGTTCGCGCTTTGTCACGCCGAAGTCGTTAACCTCGCACTCATCAAAGATAGGGTGCATTCTCTCCTCGTTCAATTCAGCAGCCTTCTTTGCTGCATCTGTGTTCTGATTGTTCATAACTTCCTAATTTTAATTGTTAATACTACTCCTCTACTCCTCCATCTTTAGGCTTTGGACGGCTCCATCCTTCTGGATACATCTGCTGGGAGTCTTCGGCAAGATTTGCCCCCCCCGAATTGCGGTAAGCCTCGAAAATCTTGTGGCGCTGGTTCTGAAGCTCCAGGTTCTTCAGGGCGTGGTCGCCCTTTGCCTCTGCCATGCCGGTAAGATAGAGCTCGGTAGCCTTACGGCGGGATTCGTTGGCATTGCGCTCACGATCATTGAGGGAACTCTTCTTGCTGCTGAACTCCAGCTCCAGTTCCTTTCTCTCACGCTGAATAGACTCCAGGATGCTGTCGGCCAAATCCTTCTGGCAGTCGCACTCCTGCTGAAGCTGGATCTTCTTGCGCTCATAGGCCATACGCTCCTTGTTGATGGCTTCGGTGTTCTCTACTAACTGACGATGAAACTCGTCGATGGTCATTACCTCAGCTGCTGACTGGGTATTGGCATTCTGTTCTTGATTCATAATTTATTAAATGTGTTATGCGTTAATAATTCTCTGCGTGCAAAGGTACGGATTTTCTGCCTTTGCGCAAAGGACAAACATATGAGTGATGTCTGGCTATTTACCCTCCTCTACCGGACGGTAATATACGGCGTAAGTACCCCACTCCATCTCCGGATCATCACTGCCAACCTGATTAATCATAGCGATACCTCCTCGATACTGGATTCCGTCTGACATGAGATATGCCTCGTGACGAATATCGGGAGTTCTCGGGTCGTGGAATCTCACCTTGGCTCCCTCCTTGAAGCCTTCAGACACCTCGAGGAACTTTCTCGACTTGAAGATGAACAGGCTTCTGCCTGCTATCTTGTATTGGAGCAGGCCGCTTGTAGTCATGCTGCATACCTTCTGACTCAGTTCCATGGCCTCCTTGTCACTGAAGGTTTCTTCCGAGTTAGAACTGATCGTTGTCAGCGTGGTGTCGGGATAGAACATCTTGTATTCTGCCACGCGCTCTGCAATATCCGTTAAAACTTCCATGGTCTCCATACTACATCACCTCCCCTCCGAAAAGATAACCACCAGCAATCATCACTACCGCGAAGCAGGCTATGCCCACCATGGTCAATGCCACCTCGGCATACGTCACCTTCTCCTCGCAGAGACAGCTGAAGGTCTCGCTCCTGGTAGTCATAAGGCGCTTAGCCTCACGCTTGATTGCACACTTGAGGGATTTCATTCCCTCGTTCACATTCACGTGGATGCCGACAGGCTTAGCCTGCATCGCATCATTTAATAAAATAGAATTCTGCATATTGCATCATCTTGTTTAGCATGAACAGCGCACTTGATTTCGTGAGAAAAGGGTGGCGGCTGCATTCCCCGTTGTCGCTAAACAAGATGATGACTTTATCCGAGAGGACTAATCAAATCTTACGGTTCATGCAGCCGCCATATAGGTACACCTTTTTCCCGTTGCCGGGAAAATGATACTCTTGGGCATAAAAAAAGCCTGCGGCTGAGAAGCCATAGGCGAAACGGTCGCCCTGCCGGATAGATTACTATCATCTTGTTTAGCGTTGGCAAAGGTACGAAGAATATCTGGAACCGCCAAATAAAAACGGGGAAATTTTCTCACGATGCGAAAATTTAACACTAAAAGATGCTGTAGAGCATAAAATCGGGGTAATTTGGGGAATTATTCGGAATCAATCGGAACCATTCGGAACCAATCGGAACGAAAAAGCCCCCGATGCATCTCGCACCAGGGGCTTCTAAAGCGATCTTTTAATTTTTAATTGCATGAAGTACAATCGGCATGGAAGCCGACCGAACTGTTCTTTAAACGTACTGTAGAACTGGTCTATCTATCAACATACCAGCATCCAAATCTCCTTTTACCTTAGCAATGCCTTGTCTGATCTTCTCCAAACTCTTGCCTTGCGGCACCTTGATGCCCGCAGCGTATTGGCGAAGAAGCGATGCGTTCATACCGATATATTTGGCGAACGCTGTGATACTTATCGGATAGTAGTTGAAGAATGCGCCGACATCGAAGACGAAGTGGAAATCCAGATCGGGAAACTCTTTGCCCTGCTCCTTAAAATCCTGTATAGCCTCGTCGCGGCAAACATAGAAATCCTCAATGGCAGCCTGTGCCGTTTTGCCATCGCCACATAAGCCGAATCCCAAACCTTCCGAGTCTTTCGCCAGGAAGCAAGCGAACAAATCCTTGCCAGTCTCTACTACTACTGTAACCTTTCTTGCCATATCTTTTTATCGTTAAAAGTTGAATCAAAGCAAAAGCGACTTTATATTATTGTATTCATGAGCCATGAGGGACAACCCGGGCTTAAAGCCCGAGCTGTCGATAGATAGATTTCAGAGTTCCTAGCGGAACCTCTGCCGTTCCATGCCGGGCGACTGGCGCATCCTTGCCGTTGGCTGGGTTGAACCATTTGTCGTGCCGACCACCATGACGAAGAGGAAAGCATCCTGCCTTCCTTAACTTCTTGTACAGTTCACTGTATTTCATGTTGTTGCAATAAATATAAAAGTCGCTTTGTCCTCATTGGACAATGCAAAGATAACAATAAAGTTACTAACCGCCAAATATTTCGGTAACTATTTTGTTATATTAACTAAACTTTAACATTAATGGGCACAAAATCCCCATTTATTCTTCAGAAAAGCGTATCTTTGCAGAAAAGAAATGTTTCACCTATTAATATATATAAGGTATGGAAAAGATAATAAGTAACAAGGTTCGCAAGAACCTGAACGAGCACACCGCCCGCATCATCCTGGAGCGCTCAGACAGAATGGCCAGCAGCACACTGGAGCAGCTCCGCAAGTCCACCGACCGCGCCTACACCATGACAGGGTTCCTGCTCACGGTGTTCATCGCCCTCACGGCATTCGTATTCTCCAGCCCGTCTTTATGGCAGCTCTCTACTGCTGTAGTCCTATGGTCAGGCATCTTCATTGCGCTATACATCATGGTAAACCAGGTGCTGTGGGTACACCCCTTCCGGCATACGGGCAATGAGCCCAGGAACATGATACAGGAGGAAAACATCGACAGACTTCTGAAGAATGGGCATAACCAGGAAGAGATGAACGCCTTATACTCCATCAATACCCTGCTCGATGCCATCAGCAATAACCAGGAAATCATCGACCGCAACAAGAACATTCTTGCCAACCGCTGCGACCAGATAGAAAAAGCGATGACGGTGATCAGGTGTACTGTCATCATCGCCACCATCATCACCGCCATCTCGCTTCTAGCCTCTGCTCTGGGGATGTATCACGGTTCCGCCATTTGAGCGGTCGTCTCCACCTCCACGCTGAGGAATCCAGTCGTCATCGTCTGTTGGTTTCATAATCATAAAAAAGGGCCCGTGCATCCGGAGAGCAGTCCTTCAGCACGAGCCACACAGCTGTATTTCTTTTCACTTGTTATGTACAAACTCTGCTCAATCTGCACACAACCCTAGTTCAATGTCATCATTACGCCTGCAAAGATAGCACTTTTCTTCGAAACCATCAAACATTTTACTGATTATTTTCAGAAAATAAGCAAGAAAAACCCCGATGCGCTGCTGCACCGGGGCTGAGTTGAGTTATTGAACATGTTAGCTATGCTAACTGCAATGCGCTGATGCGATTGCTTATTTCCTTGACTGCCTGGTTAAAGATGCCTTTCTGCTCCTGGCTGAGCGTATAGACCTTTCCACGCACCTGATATCCGTTGAGACGCTGCAGAAGCCATGATGCGCTCTTGTTGAAATAGTTCTTGGCAATATAGGAGATAGGGAGCAGCTTGTAGTCCTCTTCATCTATCTGGCTGCGGAGAGCTTTCACTTCGCTCTCCAGGCGAGCCACATTCTCCTCCACGAATGGCTGTGCTACCTCGGCCACAGCATCCTTGTCCATAGTTTCCAACTTAGCGATGATTTCGTTTTTTCGCTCTTCGCTCTTTGCATCGGTGTTACCGGCAAGAGACTTGTATTCTTCCAATAAGATTCTGATATCTTCCATAACTATATATGTATTTTATTGTCCCCTCCCGGAGGAGGGAAAGTTAAACTTTACTTTCTTTTCTTCATCAGTCTTGAAAGGTCGTACAAGAGATAATCAAGTCTCTTTTCGATTTCCTTCTGCGAAAGACCGCTGAATTTTGCGATTCGGAGAAAGTCTTCAATTTGCTTCTTCTTTCTCTCGATTTCATTTTCTAAATCATCTTGCATAGCTTGAAAATTTAATTGATTAAACATGTTCCTTAACTCGACTGCAAAGATACATAATAATTTTGATATGTGCAAATATTCCATAATAAAATTATTATGTTTAACTATGTTTAAGCTTTCCATCTATGAAAAGGTAGAAAATAAGCGGGAAAAAGCCCCGATGCTTCACGCACCAGGGCAGTACTGCAAATTATTATTTGTTTGAAATCCCGTTCACATTCCGTACAGAACGGACCCTATAAGAAACGGGTGGAGCGAATTATTAACACACGCCTGTGAAACATTCTAACCATTAGTAAAAAAGAAATCTACACGTATTTAACGTATGAGTTGAAAACGCATTTTTATCCCCTAACTAATTCAATTATTTAAACTATCATCTATTTGGCAAAAATAAGCAATTTGGGATAGGAGAGCCTGGTATGCGGATTCTGGCTCACCACCTCCATGCGCACAGCCTTGGTTCCGTATCTGAAGAAGAGGAACTTCTTCGGCACCCTGTGGATAATCATCTGCAGGGTATCCCTGATCTCTATATGGGCATGGAGGCTGTCGGCCTCCATAGTCCCCCGCATACTCACCCATGGATCACTCCAGGATATCCTCTGCGGGGGCATATAAAGAAGCATATCAGAACGTTGCGCTGTGGTATCTGTAGAGCCGGATGTAACGGCGGCATGAATATCGACCGAGGACGAAGAGGAGGTCCTGGCTGCTGCCACCATCCGGCTGTTCTTGATCTTCAGTTCCTTCTTGGTAACGGCAAGGAGAGAATCGGGGTTACGCTTTAGGCTGGACGGCTCCAGCAATATGGCTGAAACTGATGCCATCGGCTTACCTGACTGCGTCTGCCCGATCTCCACCTCACCGTTATGAAGTAGTAAATCCTGATTTCTGCTGGTGCGCTCGCTATACTTCTTGTAGTTATGGCATTCCCGCAGCGACATCACTGCCGCCAGAGGAACAAGCGCCAGCACGACAACCTTAAGAAAACTCGAAAAACTAGTTTCTTGCATCTTCACAACTAAATAAACACTAAACAAAAAAAACTACTGACTATTAACTAATAAACCTATAACACTATCTTATCTGCATTTTGACTTCACGGTCTTGATGATCGAGGTGATAATGTTGAGGTATGCCGGATCAGTGGCATACTTGCACCCCACCCCGTCGCATATCTTGCGGGCAAACTGGTAGGCATCCTTGCGGAATGGCCATGCATCCTTGTAGCCCGACTTCTGGAAAAGCCGCTCATGTTCCTTCAGACACTCGCCTATAGAGGAGAAATCCTTGAAGGCTCGCTCCACCGTGTAATACCAGAGGTTCTTGCCTTTCACCTTGCATACGGAGATGACGCGGTCGGGAGCCTTGAACTTCTGGTTGGGAGTCTTGAGATACTCGTGGGTCTTCACCATCACGACAGGACCATCCCACTGGCTTCCCTTGGTGATGCCGAAGAGGTTGGCCTGACCGATTACCTTGGAACCCCATCCCGTCTCAAGCATTGCCTGGGCGGTGACGAATGCAGGATCTATTTCCGTTTTTGCCTCCACGGCTGCAGCATATACCTGCCGGGCGAAGGCCATCTGAGTTTTGTTTGGCATACCTTATATATATTAATCATTTAACGAATCAAACTTCTTCCTGGGCATCCTTGTCAGAGAACCTGATAGGCTTGCCGCTGATATATTCTCCGCTGTCGTTGAAATCCTTCATACGCTTCACGAAGTTCTTGGGCAGTATGGGATATATCGCCTGGATGTTCTCTATGATGGAGAATATCTCCCTCACCATCATGAACACGCAGAGATAAGTACCAATCCACTGCATCGGACCCACCACGGTGCCACCGACGGTGGCATGGCTGGCAAAATTGCTGAGAATCATCAGGAAGATATATATCACAATCTTGCGGGTGAACCGGGAGAAGAACGATTCGCTCGATGCATCCTTGTGAATGAAATGCTTCCACACACCCAATATGGTATCGATGGTGATTGCCACCGCTATCCACTTGGCAAACTCCCAGTCCTGATAAACATACTGGAACCCCTCCGTCACTATCGTGATCGGGAGTGATGTGATTGCTATCATCGGTATATTATGTTTTAACTGTTTCATATCGAAGGTCTTTTTGTTGTAAGACGTTGCAAAGATACGCTTTTTCCTGCAGATGGCAAAGGACTATCCTTTCATCATCTTCCGGCTCATGCGGTGGGTGTCCAGGATATCCGCTCCGGTGGCTGAGAGCATCAGCGTCCACCCATAGCTCTGCAGCTCGGCAGAGACAAAAGGAATGATCTCGCAGTTGGCCACGCTGTCGCGGTCCATCCAGTAGAGTTCCTCCCGCTCGGCATCTGCCATGATGCGTGCGTGAATCTTGGAGAGCATCTGGAGGGTGCGGTCGTTGGCTATGATGCGTTCGAGCATATCCGATGTATTGGGCAGCTTCATCGCCACCGTCACCGCTATGCGCTGGGTACACTCGAAGCTTCTGCGGCCGTCGCTCTGCATATCCACCTCGCCGTAATCCACGAAGAGGAAGGAGCCGGTGAGCTTGTCGATGCGCTGCTTCAGCTCGTCAAACGACTGGCCATATACGTAGTTCTCTATCTCGGGAACCAGTTCCTTCTCCTTTTCCTGCATATTGCCCAGCATGCTGAGCACGGTGGCGTATTCTTCCATACTGCTCTCGCCCTTGGTGGCGATACCCCTGGTAACACCTGCAGAAGCAGGAAACTTGGCAAAATATGTAAATAGATCCAATAACATAAGCTTATAATTTTGTCGCAGGAATGCGGTTTCCTGCCTGGTTATACTATCTTGTTGATGATATCGATGGGCAGTCCCACCTCGGTGGCTATCTTTGCCACCTCCATGCCGGATGCCTTCAGGCTCTTCACTCCGTCGATGGTCTTCTTGCGCAGGATGCGCAGGTAGGTGAGCACATTCATCTGCTCTACCTGTCGGGCATTGCCCAGCCCGTCCTTCGAAAGGTCGTAGAGCGCATCGGTGGCATCGGTTGTGATGCTGCAGCTGCCCGGCTGCACCGCAAACTGGGTGAGCAGCGAGAATTCCGTCTTAAAGAAGAGGAAGTTGTTTACTGCAGTAAAGTTCAGGGCTATCGCCATGAGCGTATTGGCAGGCAGCTTCCTGAACTGCTGTGCCAGCTTCTGTGCCTTCTCTGAGGAATATTCGCCCTTGCCGGAATAAAGCACGGCTGCCAGCAGTGGCAGACTCGCCTCGCCCATATCGAGAAGCTGGCGCGCCTCGATATACTGCAGGGCTGTGAGCGAGCAGGTGAGCGACTGGAAGTCGGTGTTGATCTCGTAGCCGTAATACGCCTTCTGGTCGATGAAGATGATAGGCAGCTGCTGGCGGCAGAAGCAGAGATCGAGTACTATCTTACCGTCAGCCTCCTTGAAGATGAAGGTAAGCTGGTCGGCTATCGCCATGAAGTTCTCGAGAGCCTTCTCGTCTCTTTTTATCTTTGCAAGGTCCCACTTCATCAGGTGGCAGAGGAACAGACACTTGATGGCGCCTGGGGGATACAGCCCACTCTCCATGAGCGGAAGCAGCTCAACAAGCTTCAGGAACTGCTCAGAAGTGAGTAGTTCCCATGAGTTCGGGATTTCGTATTCCTTCCCGTTGGCTCTTACGGATATCGATTTTTTCATAAGCTATGGCATTAAGTACATATTATCATCCGGCCGGTTCTCTGCCGAGAAGGAGAGAAAATCATTGCCTTCCTGGGCATCGAACAGCATATCCACATTGTGGAGCAGGTCTTCTGCCTCGCCTTCCAGCTGGGTAGCCAGCAGGAGAGCCCGGCTTGCTTCATCGCTGCCCGAACGGGTGGCGGTATTGTCTTCGAAGAGGTTGCGGATGGTGGCGGGGAATTCCAGGATATCGAAGCGCCGGAGTGACTTTGCTACGGTCTTCTTCACCAGGGCACGTTTCAGCATAGGCAGCGCCTTCTGTCCGAACTCGGCAAAGGTCTGGTCTTCCCCACCCTTCTCCAGCCGCTCGAAATAGGCGCCTATGCTCTCGTCGAGCACCTCCTTCTGCAGGGGTACGCAGCGGAAAAAGAAGAGATACGAGAGGTCGATAGGGTAAATTTCATCGAATTCATCGGCTGTATCTACCTTCAGCTGGCTGAGCATCCTGTAGTAGTTGGTCTTGCGCCAGTCTTCCATGGCTAGGCGGATTTCGGCGGTTTCATCGTCGCTGATATCCCCGGTAAGCTCCGAAATCAGCGAATCCATCGCATTAAAGTAATTCTCCATGTACGAGCGCTTCATGCCTTCAAGCTCGTACTTGTAGAGATTCACATCGTTCTTCCTGCGGTTTACGGCATCGAAGATGATCTGCGTGGCAAGCGTAAGGTTTGCCATGGCTGCACGGAGGAAGTCCTTCAGGCAGCTGTCTTCATCGCCGATGGCAACAATATCGAAGAACGTATTGCTGCCAATAATGGCAACAATACGCTTGCGTGCGGCAACGGCAGAACCCCGAAGGCTGTCGAAGTCGGCGCTGGTATCAGCACCTGGCGCACTGTTGCAGAACTGTGCGTAGCTGCTGAAGAGGTCTTTGAGTTGAAATTTCTTGTTCATGACTGCTGGCGGTTTAATCGGTCATCCGGAGAGATATCTTCCTGTCGCTGCGGAACCTCGCGGTAGAAGCCCAGACGGCAACCCTGCCTGTAGAGTTCCGGGAAGTTCAGGCGCAGCGCCCAGTTGAGCGGTTCTGCACAGACCTCATCCTCGGAGGTGAGCGACATGATGTAGATGAGATAATTATAATAGGTATCGCTTCCGCTCTTCGAGATCACTCCATCCTTATCTACTGCAGATATGGCTGAATCGAGACCCACGGAAGAGAGAAGAGCCTGGTCGGTGCGCTTGTCGTAGGAGATGAGCGCATCAATGTACTCCTTGTACTTGAGGTCGATGGTCTCCACCTTCCACGACTGCTCGTGACCCTGGGCATCCATGAAGGAGATGGAGGAGAATCCCTTGCCCTGATTGTCGGCGCCGGAGAGATAGGTGCTGAACTTGCGCACCTCGTCGCGGACGTAGCGTACCATGCACGACTCCTTGAAGTCGGTTCCGATATCGATGCCGTTGTACTTCAGCAGCTCCAGCCCCTTCGCCTTGCGCCGCTTGTTCTCCTCGCAGAGCTTTGTCATCTGGGTGCGCTTGCTCTGGATCCAGGCATTCGGAATGATGACGTGCACCTTTGCAGCAAGCGAGTTTTTCAGAAAACTGTTGATGTAGCGTGCCGTCTTGTTGCTGCCCAGGATGGAAGGTCTGGCTCCCTGATGGGTCTCGTTGGATCCGTAGTATTCGTCCACCGATTTCTCCCGGTGATGGGAGATTGCAGCGTAATTGTAGTTGTCCACCTCGCTGAAGCTGAACTTCGGATAAACCGAGTAACTTGACAAGCCATAGGCGAATCGCCCTACCACTACCTGGCGGAAATCGCTGTAGGAAACCAGCTCGGAAGCTACATCGTGGCGGGTGGTGGCTAGGCGGCAGTAGCGGTTCTCCATGGCTTCCAGTGCTGCCACCGGCTTGCCCACGCCTATCATCTTGCCTCGGGTGAAGCGCCACTTCACGAAGAAGTCGCCGAAGTAATAGTAGTTCTTGATGCAGGTCTTGCAGAACTCCTCTACCGACGGGATGCCTCGGGAACTCCAGGAGTCGAGCCACTCCATCACTTCCGGCTGTTCCTCGTACTTGCGTACCAGCTTGCCGTCCTCGATAGCCTGCTTATATACTGCAAGCCCATGGCCATAGAGCATCTTTATCTCCTTGGAGTAGAGACGTGGAAGCAGTCGGTTCTCCTTGATCTCCTTGGTTATTTCCTCACACTGCTGGTTGTTGTAGCCGCGCATCAATACCTGATAGCCCTGTATGCCCAGGTAGTGGTGCTGCTGCATCCAGAGCGTACCACCGAACGGAGACTCCAGGAGTGGTGACTGGAAGAGCTGCTCTGCACCCAAGGCAGGATCACCCTCGCCCAGCTGGAAGGTGAAGGTATTGCCATCGGCAAGATAGATGCCGGCATTGCCATACATATCTATTTCGTAATCGTTCATAGCCAATCTATTTTGTGTAATTTAAATCCGTCCTGAGGGAACCCCATGTACCTGATGAGAATGCGGTAGCACATCTTGGGATTCCCGTCCTCGTCGGTATAGAGGAAGTAGTTCTCACCATCGATGGCGAAGCGCTCCCTTGGCAACTGGGTGCGGTACTTGCAGTGATGGCGCACCTGAAGCTCGGTGCTTGCCTCGTCTCTCTGCCTGGAATAGGGAAAGAAGACCAGGGTAAACTCCCCATCGGGCAGCTTACTGATCTCTCTGGCCCACTGCAGCGCCGTGATGCCATCCATGATGATGTTCTTGCTCTTTCTGTTCATAACGATGCGAAGTTAGCAAAAAAATATCGCCCTGCAAAAGACCGGCTGCACCCTGATGCCGTCATATTTCCGAGAATCGTAAGGGCTGCACCTCTCTTCCCCTTCCCAGCGGTGCGTGCAAAATTCCGTGACACGTTTTTCTGGGATTTTTCTCAGGCGGGGCTGCTTGGGCTGATTATCAGCACCTTGCGTTTTGCACCCCTTCATTTCCTCTGAATTATTGGTTTCTGCAGTAATTTTATTGCCGCAGAAATGGGATATTATCCACCGTTTATATCTCGAAATTGTCGGGTAAATCGGTAGGATACGTACTTAATTCCGCCTTCACGGCATCGGAATAGAGACCGTAGAGCAGGTAAATCATAGCTGAAGGAAGCTGCGTGGTGAGTCCTGCCTGGTTCTTGAGCTGCTGCTTCTTCTCCGAACTCTTGTCGAGCTCTATCTTGCCCTCCGTCTTCTTCAGAGGAGAGATCATGATGGCGCTGCAAAGGTTCTTGCACTCGTTCTCGTCGATGCGGACAATAGGAAGCAGCGGGCTCCGCTCCCCGAAGAGCATCTGGCAGAGCTTGAACTGCTGCCAGTGGTAAATGGTAGGCGCATCCTCGTTGTAGAGCACCACCATGAAGCCATACGACTCCAGGGCAGCCTTCAGGTTGAGTGAGTCGGTGGTTATCTGTTCCCGTTCCTCCTTGCGCTTGTTGCCGGCACGGTCCGGGTAGAGATAGATGGTCTTGTTGACAGCTGCGGATCCGAAGAACTGGTGCACCTCTGCCACCAGGTCGTTGTAGTCCTTGGGCAGGAAGGCGAAGAACTCCTTGATGATGTCGAGTCGCCTGCCGTAATCCTTCTTCTGGGCTACGATGAGCGACTGGAAGTTGCCAGGGTCATAGCCCATGTAGAGCGGTTCCTGAGGGTCGTAGTGAAGCAGATACTCGGCGGAAAGGATAAATCTATCCTTCAGGTTCAGGCGAAGAATCGACTCATACTTGTAACTGTCCTTGAACTGATGCCTTACGTGGTCGTAGTTGATGAAGAACTTGTTGGTCACTTCCTTGTGGCGGATGGCACAGATGGCGGTGAGGAACTCGTCGATATCAAGGGTATCGAGCTGCGTCTTGAAGAACTTAGGACCTAGGATATCCTTGTTGCAGAAGGAGGATGCACGGATGTAGAAGATGGCGTTGCGCCTCATGTCGGCAAGGCGCGGCTTCCATCGCTCCACGAAGGAATTGAGTCTGACCGTCTCGAGTCGCATCTTCTCCAGGAGTACCGGATCCTTGGAGTCTCGCTCCTGCTGTCTGAGGATGAAAAGCCGGTATAGGCTCTTGTTAAGTTCCAGGGAAACGGTAGCGATTTCCTCGATAAGCTTCGGGTTCACCTTCTTCTCGTACTCCTCGAACCAATCGTCCTCTCCAAGGTCAACACGGGCCGTATCACTCACGCCGGTAACACCTTCATAGTAAGCAGAACATCGCACATTGGCTGGACCTCCACGCAAAGATGGAAAGAGTCGGGTCTTCAGCTTCTCTCCGCTGTTGTGCTTCATCTCCTCCACGAAGGCGTGCACGGCATTTCTACCTGCCACGGATTCCGGCTGGTCGCTTGATACCAGCTGAAGGTGGGCACCATTGCGGAAGATCACACTATGCTTGGCATACGCTATCGGGTATCTCGGCTTACGGAAGTGGGAAGGCAGCGTGCTCTCCCCTACCACGTAATCGATGCCATACTCGAGCATGGGGCGCTGCTGGCCGTTCACCACAACCTGGCGGGAGAAGTATGCCTGGATGTTAGGCCAGACGTTGGTCATCAGCGCCACGTAGGTCTTGTGAACCAGGAAAGAAAGCTCTCCCGGCATATCATTGGCAACACGTATCAGGCGAGGACCCGTCACACCTTCAGTCTTTCCTCCGGCACGGGCAACCTCTGCAAAAAGCATGTTGGGGTCGATGATATTGGCAAGCAGCTGCATGCCGTTCATATAATAATGCTCGAATTCACCGAGCGAATTGTCATTCAATATCAGTTGGCTCATCGCTTAAATCCTCCACAATTTCCGCTTCCTGAATGTCAGCATCACGAAGCAGACGTTTCTTCTCTGAGCTCTCGATAGGCAAACCATCGATGAGCGAAATATAGAAGCCGCGGTTGTGCTTGGCGGCAATCTCCTTGAGACTCTTTTTCTGAAAACCCAACTCCTCAGGAGTGATCTCCGGAGTGATGAGGAACACCACACCGAGGTCTCTGTCGGCTTCTGCCTGCTCTGATGCACGGCGGCGACACTCCAGTGCCTGGTCCATGCATGCCTTCTGCATCTTGTAGTCTCGCTTGGCAGAGCAGAGCTTGGCAAGGTCTTCATACTTGTTGGCGAAATCGTTCTCCCATACCTTGATGCTTACATTGCAATCTACATTGAAGTAGGATATCGCCTGGTTGATGCGGGTCATGCAGGTACGCACATCGAGGGAGATCTTCTGCTGTGCGGCTATGCGCTGCTTGAGCTGGCGGGCGCCACGGGTAATATTGCGCTCATACTCGTAGATTTCGGCTGCCCATTGCAGCTGCTTCAGAAAGATCTGCACATCCTCTGGAATGCCTTTGCCCTCACCTGTTGTCAGGAAGGTGGTAATGAGGTCCGGGTGAACGCTCTCCAGTTTTTCTATCTCGCTTTTCATACGCCGAACAACTCCTTTCTCAGTTTAAGTTCCTCCCGGTCCTGCATACGCTCGTTCAGAAGCTTGATGGCATCGAGGTCTCCATTAGCTGCCAGCTCGGCTATCTTGGCATCAGCCTTGAGCTGAGCCTGCTCAAGCACTCCTCCGTTTTTGACCATCTGAACGCAGGTTTCTGCAATCTTTCGTAATTCCGTCTTATCCATCTTTTCCGTCTGATTTATCTGATTTGTCACTATACTGCTCCATCACCATCTTGAACATGCGTTCACGCTCCTGATGACGCTGGAGGTTCTCGCGGTCGCTGGCACGTTTTTCCTTGCGATCATCTCTTTTAATGTAGCTCTTGTAGCGCTTGATATTATCGAGCACGTTCTTGTGCTTATGAAGAAACTCGGCAGGATCCTTCTTGAAGAGCTTCACGAGTTCATCGAATTCCGACTTACCCTTCAGCAATGGATGCTTATATAGGAACTTGCCGGTATCGTTGTATGCCTTCAGCTCCTCGAAGGCCTGAAGGTTCCTGATGCGGAGTTCTGCCATGGCAGCCACGTCCCGCTCCTTTGGCTTCTTGTCCAGAACCTCGTCGAGTTTCTTCATCTTGCGCCAGGTGTTGATACGGTCGTTGTAGATGACGGTAGCCATCTGCACGTCCTCATTATAGAGATTGTCCCAGTCGATGTTAGGATATTCCTCTTCCTTTTGGACTACTTTTTTTTTCCGTCTTCCTCCTGCCCGGCAGCTTCAGCGGTTTCTTCTGGTGGCGCCTTGCCTTCAGGAGTATCAGGAGCTTCTTCCGCACTTAAAGTTTCACTTGAACCATCCGAGCCTTTCTCGGCTTCATCTGCTGAAGTTTTGCTTGAACCCTCTGGATCTTTCTCCTCTTCACCAGTTAAAGCTTTACTTGAACATTCGGGATCTTTCCCGGCTTCATCCGTTAAAGTATTGTCTGAACCATCCGGACCTTTCTCCACCCCGTCCGTTAAAGTTTCACTCGAAGCATCTTCCATGCCTTTAATGATTTTGCGGTTATCCTCGATTTCGTCTGCATCGCAGATATCCAGGAGTGCATAGAGAATCTCATCAGCGTAACGTTGAGGGTCACGGGCAAAACGGGTAAGCTTAGGATGGCGTGGATTTTCGTCATCCAGGAGCGAGAGGTCTGCCTTGGCATGTTCCTCTCCTCTCAGCTGATTGAACAGCTGCAGTTTTTCTCTTCTGTTATACATACCTTATTATATATTAATAAAGGTGCGCCACCCTTTTGATGGCGACACACCTTTTGAAAAATTAAGAAGATAAATTATTTTGGGAAATAGAATTATTTGCCTGATGTGCTTACAGCCCTCTACTAAGTATCAGCCGATTGGCTAACCGCATCAGTAGTCACACCAAGAGGATCCTCTGCATAGAGACAAGGGAGATCGACAGATGTGCGCTTGAAGGTGAAGGTGGTGTAACGGCCATCCTTGTCGTCCTTGGTCTCGGTGTTGTTGAGAATCATTGGTCGTTCTGGCTCGCCGATGATATACCACTGGGTATCCTTCACGTGCTTATAGAGGATGATGAACTTACCGCCGGCATACTGCTCGATGAAGTTGTAGAGATCCACACGGGTACCGCCCATGATGATCACCAGGTTATTCTCGCCGGAAGTTGTGATGTCTCCCTTCTCGGTCGTAGCGGTGAACGTTGGAATGTCGTGGGCATCGAATAGATAAGCCTTCAGCGTATCTGCAGCTGCGGTTTTAAACGGCATCGCCTTCACCTTTCGGTCTTTATCCGGCTGCGGGAACGCCTTGGTCATATCGATGAGAGTTGTAGGAACCAGCACAACCTGATAAGCGATAGCAGAACCATGGGTGTCGCGGTCGGTCACGTCATCGATTGCGGTAAGGGTTACGAATGAAGCCATGGAGACACCGGCTCCACCCATACCCATGGATGATGTTGGATCATCAAGCATCTGAAGGAGCGAGACTATGCCAAGCAGCATCATGATCGTCATGAAGAGAAGACGGCACTTGTGTTGGGCATAGCTGTATCCCTTGTTGGGATTGTACGCACGGTGACGTACAGGAATATTGTTTTTCTTCATAATCTTTTCTGAAAATGTGTAGGCAGGGTACATGGTGTACCCCACCTACGAATTAACACTAAATACTAATATATTATGAATTAACGTCCACCAGGAACGTTAGGCTGAACTGCCTTGTTGACGGTTCGCTTGCCACCTACGCGGCGCTCTAGCTCACGGTACTTGTTATCCTTGCCGAGGATAACCATGATGTAGTCGCCTGGCTGGCTAGGAGTCCACTCGGCTGTGATGTTGGCGAAATTACCGCTCTTGGCGATAGTAAGACCGTGGGTAGCATCGTCCTCACCAATCTCGATGCAGTAAGCTACACCCTGCTTTGCCTTCTTGATTTCAGTGATGGCTGTAGCAGAGGTTTTGGCGTCTGAGATGTGCCAGAAGCCGCTTCCGCCGTCAATCTCAGCACCGATGACTGTAGCAGGCAGGTTGGTAAAGATCTGCTGGAATTCGTAGTCGTTGTCATCCATGGCAGCCTTGCTGTCAAACTTGCGACCGGTGAATGCTGCACCGCAACCCTCCTTCCAGGTACTCCATGCACGAACCATCTCCATCTGCTCCTCCATCTTGACAGCAAACATCTCGCCTGGGAGATACTCGACGAACTGGAGGTTGCCAGGAATATCCAGGAACATCCAGCAAGACTTACCCTCGTATGGGAGCCACTTAATCTGAATGGTAGAGTCTGGCACACGGTTCTTGTAGCCGTCAGGGCCTGTGAAGTCGAGATCCTTGCCATAAGTCTCGCGGCAGTTGGCAAGCCACCAGTCGATGTGGTTTTCGTTGAGGTAGAGAACGTGCTTATCGAGTGTCATACCTTCAGTGAGGTGAGTCTTGACGTCTGTGATGAACTCCTTGACCGCATCCAGCATGTTAGCTGAAGTGTAGGTGTTGTAGCTCTTGTTGGCAAATGGCTTGATGCTGTAGTCGTGGATATAGCGAAGCAGGGTGTACCAGATACCAGTACCGGCATTGAGATAGCTGGAAGGCTGACCGTCCTCTGGCTTCACATAGATACCACGCATACGGCGTTGGTTCTGCTCATCCTGAGCCTTCTTGAGAAGGTTGAGCAGGCAGAACTCAATCATAGACCACTTGATAGGATCAGAACCCTCCTTGTTGAGGTAAGCGATATACTTGCGCTCAATCTCCTTCATCGGGCCGAACTGCACCTTGATCATGGCGTCATCCACGTAACCCATCTCGTTCTCGAGCTGCATGCCACCCTTGTAGATCTCACCTGGCTGGTAGCCCTGAGATACCTCATCGAAGAAGGCATTGAAGAGGATATCGCGGTCCTGCACACCATAGCGAACTGGGAAGTATTCGGTAAGATTGCGAAGCTCCAGAATACGTGCAATAAGAGCATCCTGACGGAGAATGACGAACTGATCGCCCAATCCGGCATTATCCACACCGCCATAGTTGGTAGCGAACTGGCCAGAAGCAAGCGCCTTGACGTCACCAAGCTCATTGCGGCTCTGATGATACTTGTAGCGCAGCTGAAGAGATCTTGCGAACGCCATAGACTCCTTGCGGAATGCCTTGCCATCGCTCTCCTCATCAGGTTCAGACGCTAAGGCAAGTGCCGGATTGACTGTAATCTGGTTCCATCGCTTCTTCATATCAAACAGAGAGTGCTCGATTCCGAAGAGATAGTTGCTGTTCGACTCGAAGCCATTGATAGGAATAGAAGGAGCAGTGACATGGGCAGCAGGCTTGTCAGGAGCAGTACCCTGCGCCATCTTCATCACGTTCTCTGCGAGACCAGACACAGCCTTGGTGAGCTGCTCGTAACTTACGTTCTGAGAAGCACCGGTAGGCTGCTGGCTGTTCTCATTCTTTTTGCCATCATCAGAATCCTTTCCCTCATCATCATCGTCGCAATCATTACCATCACCAGCAGCATTGTTGGCCTTGGATACGATAGCGTAGAGGGAGTTGATCTGCTGCTGATGCTCTGCCTCTTCAGCTGCACTGTTCTCGGCTGCAAGGTCATCGACGAGAGTACTCTGGTACTCCTTCTGGTATTCCTCGCAAAGAGCCTTGTACTCCTCTGAAGTCAGGCTCTTGTTCTCGAACTTCTTGACGAAGCCAAGCTTCTCGAGAACTTTGTTAAGTCTTGCTTTGAAATTCATATAAACAAATTAACTAAATATTAAAACAACAATAGAAAACAAACAAAATTCTTATCTAAGTATTAACAGAATCCATACAGGTTCTGGGTTCCCATATAAGCATCTCCCATCTGGGCAACCTCGGCAATAGCCTCGAGCAAGGTACGCTTGCCATCGATGAGTCCAACTTCCTCGGCAGGATCTGTGTAGAAGCTCTCGCCCTGAAGAACAGGAGCGTCATCGCCTAGCTCAGATAGTTTAGGGCGCATGGCCTTGACTTCCGCCAGGAACTGCTCGTTCATCGGATCGAGCACATTCTTGATGTACTCTTCTGTCTTGCCATCCTTCAGATCCTCGAAGACCTTATTCTTTCTGGTCGAATTGGTTGCCTTGGCGGTAATCTTCTTCAATCCCAGCTTTTCAAAGTAAGGCTCGAAGTTCCAGAAGGAACACATTGTGCCGATGCAGCCTACGAAGTCGTGGCTGGTCGTTGCATAGAGCTTCTGGCCATGACAGCCGATATAATAGGCTGCCGATGCGCAATATTCCTCGTAGATGGCGAGAATCGGCTTTTTTGCGTTGCGCAAAGTCTCACTCAGACGGTCCATGTACCAGGCTTCTCCTCCAGGAGAGTTGATATGAAGCAGGTGGGCAGATATCTGAGGATTGTTCTCTGCTGCCATGATATCCTGCTCCAGCTGTCTGGAAGAGAAGTACCAGTAGCTATCTGCTGACACGACACCAAATATACGGTGATAGGCGATAGATCCTTCATTCAGCGAAGGAGAATCATATTCGTCGGTAAGCTGCACATCCCTGGTCTCTTCACTCTGGGCTGCCTTGGAGGATAGCACTTCCAGGGCTTTATGAGTCTCATACTGATAGTATGTATGAGTCTTGAGATATTCCCGAACCTCGGCTATGGTCATTGCCTGCTCGGCTCTCTTGTGTTCGATGCTAGCCACGTTACTATAGAGCGGGAAAGCTGCCACCATCAGCCGACGGTAGGCATCCTCCGTGATCCATAGCGGATGCGTGGAGAGCAGAAGGGTCTGTATTTCGTCCATCTTGATATAAGTTTTCTACAAAGGTACATTATTATAATAGGTATAGAAAAGACCTTAACCAAGCGGGTTGCGGAGCATTTTGCAATTAACTATCAGTTTCGCCTTGTTGGGGTACTTCACGAGCTGCACCCTCGCCGGAAGATCTTCCGTACCTATTTTATATTCCACAGGATCCTGCGAGCCACTTGCATGGCTAACGTCTGAGAGGGAGACGATAGCATTGCGAGCAACCCTAAGCTCATTAACCGTATCATTATCGGGCAAATCGACCACGAAAGTCTTGCTGCAGTCCCAATACACGCCACCGTTCTCCTCGGTCATGGCTGGTTCAAAAGTGAAGGGATCTGCCATAAATATATCCCACTTTTCGGGGCTCCCGACTAGGGAGACACCCACAAGACAAGAAAATTCTACCATAATGTGTATTTTTAGAGTGATTATTGCTAATTTTTGGGTGACAATATTTTATACTCGGTATGTATTAAAAATAATTAAACACCGCGTTTTTTTTGGTATTTTCGCGGAATTTTAGGACAGAGACGCTGTCGGTAGCGATAAAAGTTCTTCAGAAGCGCATCCGATGATATCGACTTCAGATGGTACGTTCTGATGAACTCTTCCACGACATCCTGGTTGCGCTTCGGCCTTCCAAGTTCCTCGTTCTCCAGCATGATGCGGTGGAACTCGAAGTTGAAGAGCAGACGGATGTGCTCCTCTATCTTCTTGGCTGCCCGCTGAGACAGATAGTTGTAATAGGCAGGATCCTTGCCCGGATGGCCATCCATACAGGAGCGGCGGGAAGGAAGATAGATGGTGAGGTTACAGTCTTCTTGGCCAACGCTGTTCGCATCCGGCTTGGCCATGAGATTCCACACCACGTAATACAAATCCGTGGTGTAAGGTATCTTTACTCCGCCCGTTTCGGGCTCAATTTCCAGCTTTTTTTGAATATACTCTGCCAGGTATGGCTCGATTCTGACAGAAGCAATTCGTTTCGTGAGACGTTTTTTTCTTTCCATATTGTTTTTGCTTATTTTTGCGTCCTACCGTCCTACAATCCTACAAATCGCAGGTACGATAATGCAAAGATACTAAAAATCAGCGAGTTAAGCAAATTTTACCAAACATATTTTCGACCTACACACTCATTTTTTCGCATCCTACACGTCCTACAATCCTACAAATAGGGGTATTTTGTAGGAAGAAAATGTAGGAAACGGCAAAATGTAAATATTCCTTATTTCCTACAACGTCCTACAATCCTACACCATTTCCTACAAAACCGCAAAAACCGCAAAAACAACATAACTAACTGATAATAAGATATATAATAGATAATAATAGTTTGAAAAGAAATTCATTTGTAGGATTGTAGGATTGTAGGAAGGTGTTTTTCTAAAAAACATTTTCAAAACATCGCTTTTCCCGGTTATTTTTGTAAAATTAGGGGGTACGGGGGATTTTTCGCATCTGGAAGCCTCACGTATGTAAGAAAAATGCCCACGCTCACCCTCCCGGGTTTGCGTGGGCAGAAATATGCGAAATCAACTCAAAATAAATGCTTTTTCGCTTGGTTTTCTCGAATATTTTTTGTATCTTTGTATCGTTAAATTGGGGTATTATATACCTATTTTAGGTATGAAGAGCCGTCCTTCTAGAACGGCTTTCCTCCCATCTTTCCTGCATCAGTCTCGTCAAACGGAATGCAGCCAGGCTTATATTCCTGGGAATTAATATCAGTATTAGACTCCCCATTCGCTTCTGGAGCGCTCTGAGGGGTATTCTCGGCAGGGATATCCCCTCGTCTGAAGTCGATGTTGTACATCTCCATAAACTTATCATAGTCGATGATAATAGCACTGGTGGATGTAGATCGCTCCTTACGGACTCTTACCATCGTCTCCTGATCATCCTGCTTGGCAACCTCGACGGTCTCCTCCCAGGTGAAGCGGCGTGATGGTACGGTTCCAATATATGATGGATGCGAGCGAAGATTCTGCTCCAGGGTAGATAGCGTTGTGTTCTCGCTGTTGTATCCACTTCTGTCGTAGATGGAGTACACGCTGCTGAGACGGAGGAACAGAACATGCGTACCAGGCTCGAAAGCGAACGTTTTCTTGTCTCCGTGAGAATCCTTGCCCGTAACGCTCTTAGGCTGCTCGATGAGCATTTCTCTACCAACGAGCACCTGTTTGGTATCGATCATGTTGTTGACTGCGTTGAAGAACATGGCGAGCTTGTCTGTGCTTCGGATCAGAGACAACTGGAACTTGATCTTCTCCTGCACCAGGGCGAAGAACGCCTCGTATTTAAACGGAAGCTTCAGATCCGAATATCGCTCCACCAGTTTCACCATTCCCAGGAATAAGGAAGCGGTCTTCATCAGTCGGTCCATCTCACCGGAATTGATTACGTCACTCTTCAGTTCGCTGTAGGCTTCCTGCTTGAGTGCTCTGAAGTGATCCATCACGGCAGGGCGAAGCGACAACACCTTCAGCAACACGTTGGATAGACCTACATTCTTCTCTATATTCTTCAGCTCCTCAAACAGCTTCGTCTCTTCTGGTGTTCTGTTCTTAGGCTTCGGAACCTCGCAGATGATGACTCGGCTCATAAGAGCATTATCATCGCGCTGAGGGGTCTCCTGGCCACAGATAACCACAGGCGCAAATACCTTGTCGTTTTCGATATCTCTTCCAGAGGTTCCACGGCGCTTCTGTTTACCATCTCCATCATATACAATACCCTTCAGCGCCTGAAACTTGGTGTCAGAGATATCCTTGTTATTATACTCATCGAGAACAACCGGAACATCACGGAATGTACCCATCATCGTGCTCATGGCCGCGTCCGTACCTGTATTGAGGTTGAAAATCGGGATGGTCGGACTGATGAAGAGAGAACGGATAGATATCGCGATCTGAGTCTTACCTGAAGACATCGGGCCCATGAAGAAGGGAGCCGTGAAGAGTCGGTCCAGGCAGTGTATGTTACTTCTGAAGGCACACATCAGGGCAAAAACGATAGCCCATTTGCCGTTGTCATTAATCTTATAGACCTTATCCATTAAGGATGCCCATTTCTCGAAACTGACCTGCTTGTCGGCAGGAATATCATCGTATGTCAGCTGAGATATCAACTCGTACTTATCTGACTGGCGTCCGGATCCGGCGTAAATGGTAGAAAACGCAGGAAGGTAATAGTTCATGTGATTGTGGGTGACAACTCCCAGCTCGTTAACCTTCTCGAATACGTATTTCCCGTCCTTGTCTTCGTGGGCAATTCCGTTGGCAAAAGCGAAAAACTGCTCATCTGTCTTCCGGCTCATTCCCTCCGACTGCTGGTTTCCATATACCTGAATCTCCCGGCACTGAACGAAATGGCGGCTCATATATTCCTTGATACGCCTCCACTGCCATTCTTCTCCGTCAGTGAAGTTAACACCTTCATAGTTGATAAGAACGTCCTCGATGGTACTCATCTTCTTCAGAGAGCTTGACAGCACCTCGATATATAATGGCTTGTCGAAGTATCTGCGGTTCACCTTCAGTACTCGCTTATTCTGCTCAAAGTCCTCATTGAAAATATGGAGTAGAGGAACCATATAGAAGTCTGCAACCTGAGAGAATCCGCGTCCGTTCTTATTCTGAAACATATAGCAGACTGGTATGCCCTGCTTGTTAAGACGAGGATAATACTTGCACTCACGAAACATCTGTGCGTATTCTCCCTCCTTGACATAACTGGGAACCTCGTCGCCGTCAAAGTCATCATCATAGAGATCATCCTTCAGGGCATTCGCCTTCATTACATTTTTGCGCTTGTTGACGAATGGCTTCCGGATCTCATCGAACTGGCCCTTGGATAGTCCTAATTTACTGCAGTAATGGTTCTTGTTGACAGTTATCACGGTTTCCTCCGCATAGCTGGTCAACTCGATACACCTCGTAATGATCGGAACCTTGTCGCCTAGGAATCCAGACAGAAGCTCTCCATGTATGCGGATATAGAAATCGATGAAGGATTCCACCTTATCCTCGTGCATGACTCTTATCTGAGAGATACCTGCCTTATACATCTCTGCGAGTGTTGCCATATAGGCGCTATCCTCTCCTGTAGTGGTATTGATACTGCATCCCTCTTCGGTGGTGACAAAATAACAGCAGATACGTCTGAGGTTCTCGATATCAGTCGAGGATGGCGTGCCGGCAACATACACGATAGGATTATCTCCGTATGATTCCATGAACGTATCTATCGATGAGGTTACTACAGCAGGCTCGTTGTTTCTCAGATTTTCCTTCAAACTATCAATGCCAAAGATGCCATGCTGCAGGTTTTCCTTCTTGACACTATCTACATTACGGCGGATATCTCTTACCTTATCCTCCAGGATGGTCATTTTCGTATCGAAGTCTCTGGCCATAGTCTTCATGTACTCGAGACGGAGCCCTGCATCCTGTACGCAGGCTATGAGATTGGAGATTGTATTCATTGCTGCAGCAATGACTGCTTCATCCTTGCAACCACGAGGAACCAGCATTCTTTTCATTGCCTTCGGGAAGGTATCGATAGCTTCAGATAGCTTCTTTTTTGTTTCTTCCTTGCAGAGCTGGCCATAGCTGTCTGGGTCGTACCCTTTTGGCAAGCGGATGCACTTGACACTTGCACCAGCCTTCAGCAACAGCTCGCAGTTCTTGACAGCAGCCTTCATACCTGCATCATCAGCATCATATATCATGACTACAGACTGGGTGAAGCGCATGATAAGCCTTACCTGGTCGTCTGTAAATGCGGTTCCGGAGCCGCCGACGACATTCTCTACCCCATATTTATGGAGGGTAATAACATCAAATTGCCCCTCGACAAGATAAGCAAATCCTTCTTTGGCGATTGCTCTTTTAGCCTGGTAGAGTCCGAAAATGTGCTGACCTTTTCTGAAAATAGGAGTCTCCCCAGTGTTGACATACTTTCCGGCATTATCATTCGGAGTGACGATTCTTCCGGAAAACGCAACAATTCTTCCTGATACATCGTAGAACGGAAACATGACGCGATCACGGAAGAAATCATAGCTTCTCCCATCTTGAGACTTGCCTAATACCCCAACGTCTGTGAGAACCTGGAGATTATATCCGTTCTCCGTAAGGTGCTTCATTGCTACATTGCCAACAGGTGCGTATCCAACACCATATTCCGCAAGCGTCTTGTCAGTATAGTCATAGCCACGACGCTTGAGGAAGCTTTCTGCCTGGGATAGGTTCCCCTGATAGAATTTGGCAGCCGCAGCAATAGCTATGCGGCGAGATTCCAGAAGTTTATATGCAGCGTTCTCTTCGGGAGTTGCCTCCTGCTCGGGGAATTCTACATCTGCAAGCTTGCAAGCCATTCGCAGAGCTTCAGGAAATGTGATCTGATTGTACTTCTTCAGGAAGTCCAGGACATCTCCATGTTCTCCGCAGACGAAGCAATGATAGGTTTGCCTCGTCTTGCTCACCATCATGGAAGGATGGCTATCATTGTGGAACGGGCAAATGCCCTTGTAATTGATGCCAGCCTTCGTGAGGGTGATATATGAACCGATTACGTCAACAATATCCAATTTACTCTTGACGTTCTCGATGAAGTTTGAGTCGATTTTCATATCTCACATATTTATTGTTCGAAAAGATTAAGCTGAAGGGAATCGAATGCCTCCGAGATCGTAATATTGAAATATTCGGCAACAGCCTTGTATTCCTCCGGATTGATTGGCTTCCGCCCGAAGAACAGATCCCAATATCTCACCTGATTAATTCCGGTCTCCCGGAAGAAGAACTTGCTCGGATGAAAGTCTTCGAGATGACGGAAACGATATTCCAGCAGCTTCTTCAGTCGGTTTTCTTTTACTACCTGATGTTTGTCGTCCAATCTATGACGAAGCGCATAGAGACGCACAGCCATGACGGAACGGCCGAGATTGGCAGACAACTCCTCAAGGCTCATCTTGCCATAGTTGTCAATCAGGTAAGCCGCTTCTTTCTTGTTCCATTTTTTATTGCTCATTTTTGCAGATAGGTTTATTGACGTATTCAACATATCTTTTCTGCGGCAGGCAGAATCTGCCATTGACGCAGGCTCTGCCATCCACGCATTGCATGCATTCCAGAGGTGGCATCGCTATTTATTTTTGATGTGTTCGTGGTAATAAGCAGAGACTTGGGCCAGAGAACGCATCTGCAGTTTAGCCTTGATATTCTCTCGGTGGCGCTGCACTGTCTTTACAGAGATGTATAGTCTGTCTGCAATCTCTCGTGCTCTGAATCCCTTGGAGATAAGTTCGATGATCTGCAGCTCCCGATCTGTCAGCTTTGAATCCAGCTTCGGCTTGCAGATAGCACCTTCCATTCTGCACTCACCGCGAAGAGGGCATTTAACCTCCTCGAAATGGAAGAATCCGTCTGCATCAATATCTGGAGTGTGAGCGTCATACTCTCCAAAGTTGCATCTGCAGAACCTGGAAACAATATTAAACTCGTAAACCTTGCGATTCAATTCGCTTGCGGTATATAGCTCACAGAGAGCTTTGAAGGCCTGAGGATATCTGTTCTTGATAACATCAAGCATCTCCTCTATGATATCTCTACTCTCCGTCGTAAGCTCTTGCACCGGCTTCCCAATCGGCTTGTACATGACATCGCCTTCTGGGGTATTGTAAAACTCTATCGACTCCATACTATTGACAATTAGGAAAAAGTTCGCTCTCCTGCATACCAAGATATCCAGAGACAAGACCTCTGCATAGAGCGTTCGGCTTGGACTTGCCCTGTATCCATCTATAGACGGAACTATTAGACACTTTGCATAAGCTAGCAATCTCCTCCACGGCCTTGGTTCGTGGATAGGGAAGACTTTTCATGTACTCACTAAAACCCATTTTATTAAATTTTTGTTTGAAATTAGCATTATGTGCGATATTTTTTGTATATTTGCACCGTGCGAACATTCGCACGCTGCAAAAGTATAATATTTCGGTGATATAACCAAACATTTCACTGATTATTTTGTATTTTTTCAGTATTTTGAGTGAATTTGTTTGAAATTAGATATAATTATGTGTACAGAAGAAACTACAGTAACAACAGAAACTATCGGTGATCGCATCAATGGCATCATCGAGAGAGAAGGTCACACCATTGCGACTTTTGCTAAGAAGATCGGTGTACCTTGGACGACAATCAAGAATATCGTATCAGGAAGAAACGCTCCTGGTTACGATATCATGCTGAGAATCATTAATGCCGTCGATTGGGTTGATGCTAATTATCTCCTTCTGGGTGAAGAACTCTCGAAGGGTAATCAAGCCAACCTGCTGAAGATCGTCGAGCGCCAGAACAAGACTATCGAGAGCCAGCAGCAGACCATCGATAGACTTACGAAAAAGATGCTGGAGCAATAGCATTTTAACGAGTTTTTATGCACCGTTCTGCGCGAAAAAGCAGCGCTTTTATCAAACATTTGTTTTATATAGCCCACGCAAACATTTGATTATCAGCGTTTTGTTTGGCGCGCAACTCGGTGCTTTCTCGGTGTTTAATATGTAATTCTCAGAAAAGCTCTAGTTGATCATCAGGCAGTTACACGGGTGTATTGTAAAATAAAAAACCGAAAGTTTTTTTCTTTCTTAAAGAATTTATTGCTATCTTTGCACCCATAAAAAGAATGAGGGCGCTTGACGCATCCCATGACGCATCTGATAATAACAAAAAATAAGATAATGAATACAATTAAGAAAATTGTACTTACAGGTGGTCCTTGCGCAGGTAAAACCACTGCGCTGGTAAAAATAATCGACCACTTCTCTGGCCTTGGATACAAGGTGTTTACGATTCCTGAGGTTCCTACCATGTTCACCCAGGCAGGTATGAACTATCTCACCAAAAACGAGAAGTTCTTCTTCGAGGGAGAAAAAGCTACCTTCCTGACTCAGATTGGACTGGAAGACAGTTTCACCAAAATGGCGGAAACCATCGACAAGCCGGTCATCATCGTCTGCGACCGTGGCACGATGGATATCTCCACCTATCTGACAGAAGACTTCTGGAACCGCATCATCACCGAGCAGGGATACACCAACACCCAGCTGCGTGAACGCTACGATGCCGTACTGCATCTGGTTTCTGCCGCAGATGGCGCTGAACAATTCTACACCACAGCCAACAATGCCCAGCGAGTGGAAAAGGCTGACGAAAAGGGATTGCAGATAGCCAGAGAACTGGACAAGAGAATCGTTTCCGCCTGGAAGGGCCATCCACATCTGAGAGTAATCAACAACCACGAGGACTTCAACAACAAGCTGAACCGTGTGCTCAAGGAGATCAGCAATGTGCTGGGAATTCCACAACCTATCGAGGAGGAAAGAAAGTATATCGTGAAACTGACCGGCGAAGTTCCTAATGCCATCGACAGCGATATCGTCCAGACCTATCTTTCGGGAGAACCAGGCAGCGAGATCCGTCTCCGTCGCCGCGGATTCGAAGGTGGCAAGTACGTATATGTTCACACCACCAAGAAGCGCGTAGCCGACAACGAACAGATTGAGACCGAGCGACAGATCAGCGCCAATCTCTACGAGAATATGCTGCAGCAGGCAGACCCTTACCGTGCTACCATCCGCAAGCACCGCAAGAGCTTTATCTGGAAAGGTCAGTACTTCGAGCTGGATTCATTCTCAGAGCCAGTAAAAGACCTGATGATCCTGGAAACCAAAGGCATCGCAAAACGCGAGAGCGTGAAGTTCCCTCCTTTCATCCAGGTGCTCGAAGACATCACCGGCAATACACATTATTACAATTACAACATCGCTCTGAAGCGATAATAAAAAAGAAGCTTATGAAATTTATCGGTATTATTCCAGCAAGATACGCTTCAACGCGTTTCCCTGGCAAGCCTCTTGCCATGCTTGGTGGCAAGCCTGTTATTCTGCATGTATATGAAAAGGTGGCTGCTGTTTTAGAAGAAGCATACGTGGCTACTGACGATGAGCGCATTTTCAATGCCGTGGAAGCTTTTGGCGGTAAGGCGGTAATGACCCGTACAGACCACAAGAGCGGAACCGACCGCATAGAGGAGGCTATCGAGAAGATAGGCGGCGACTGGGATGTCATCGTCAACGTACAGGGCGATGAACCTTTCGTGGCAAAAAGCCAGCTGGAAACCATCTGTCATTGCTTCGATGACCCAACAACCCAAATTGCGACCTTGGGCAAGGCTTTCACCACGATGGAGGCTGTAGAGAATCCAAACAGTCCGAAAATCGCAGTCAGCAACCAGGGATTCGCTCTCTATTTCTCCCGCAGCGTCATCCCATACGTACGAGGTAAGGAGCGAGAGGAGTGGCTCCAGCATTTCCCTTACCTCAAGCATCTGGGCATCTACGCCTATCGCAAGGAAGTACTCAGAGAGGTAACACAGCTACCACAAAGTTCTCTCGAAATTGCAGAAAGCCTGGAACAGCTGCGCTGGTTGCAGAACGGATACAAGATCAAGGTGGGAACCACAGACGTTGAGACCGTGGGAATCGATACCCCGGAAGATCTCCAGCGCGCTGAGGAGTTTCTGAAAGAAGGACATTAAAAGAAACTTCAAGGTTAGATTTTCAAGGCAGGTGGAATAAATTACAGCAAAGAAAGATTCAGAAGATGAAGATTCAGGAATATAGAATATGAACAAGATAGAAACGATAGTCAGAAACTATATCGTGCGCCACGGAATGTGGAAGCACGACGGTTCTTATATTGTTGCCCTCTCGGGAGGAGCAGACAGTGTAGCTCTGCTCCTTATTCTCAAGAACCTGGGGATGCCCATCCATGCAGCCCACTGCAACTTCCACCTGCGTGGCGAAGAAAGCGAGCGCGACGAACAATTCTGCGTAGATCTCTGCGAGCGTGAAGGCATCTGCCTGCATCGCATCCACTTCGATACCCTCACCTATGCCGAAAAGCACAAGGTGAGTATCGAGATGGCTGCCAGGGATCTGCGCTACCGCTATTTCGCTCAACTCGCCCGAGACATTGAAGCCGACGGCATCTGCGTGGCACATCACAGAGATGACAATGTAGAAACGCTACTGCTCAATCTGCTGAGAGGTTCGGGGGTGGATGGACTCGCTGCCATTGCTCCCAAAAACGGAAACATCCTGCGCCCCCTACTCTGCATCAGCCGACAGGACGTCCTGGACTATCTCGCAGAAAAGGGGCAAGACTACGTCACAGACTCCACCAACCTGGAGGATGATGCCCTGCGCAACAAGATTCGCCATCACGTGATTCCGCTGTTGGAGACGCTGAACCCTGCTGCCAGGGAGAACATCGCCCAATCGGCCAGATACCTCAGACAGGCTAAGATGATGCTCGATGACGCTGTGGACGTACCATCGCAGCCCGATGATTCCGGCAATACCATAACCATCGGCAAGCAACTCGTGATGCAGGCGGCAAGTCCGGAGTTCATGCTCCATCAGCTAATCGGCAGCTATGGTTTTCATGGTGATACCATCGACGGCATCATAGAAAGTATGAACAGCCAGGACGATGGAATAGGCAAGATTTGGAAAAGCAACGAATACATACTTTGCATCGACCGCGAAAAGCTGCTTATCACACCTCAGAAAGAAATGGATAACCTGCAGAAAGAAAAAGCTTTCCGCCTTCCGGAAGAAGGAAATTACAGTTTTGCCGGAAACACGAGAATCAGAATCCGCCGCTACCCTCGCACAGCCGACTTTACGCCAAGCAAGGAAAGCCATCGCATCACCCTGGATGCCAATCAGGTAAGTTTCCCGCTCACCTATCGACTCACCCAGCAAGGCGACAGATTCAAACCTTTCGGCATGAAGGGAACGAAGCTGGTAAGCGACTATCTGACAGACCGCAAGCGAAACTATATGGAGAAAATGAGCCAACATGTACTGACCGACAAGACAGGAGAAATCATCTGGCTCATCGGAGAAAGAACATCAGAACACTGCAGAATCACCCCCGACACCCAATCCATCCTAGAGATAGAACTGGAGGAAAAATCAGAAGTCTAATAAAACAACATTTATAAAAGCAACATATAAAAAGACTGAGCCCACTTTAAAAAGGAGCATATTTTGAATCCAGTCTGACCAGTGTGGTCATTCTGAGTGAAACATAGCAATCGGCTCCGCTGGTGAATATC